AACCCAGCAGATGGCTGGTAGTACCACGTCTCTGTCGCCGTGAAGATGATCAAAACGCCATTGTGCTCTCGAATGGCCGTGATGTTGTCCTCTGACGGAACCGACATTACGTTGTCTGCCGCGATGGATGTCGGGTATCCCACGTCTGAGAAGTAGACGTTGGTGCCCTCGAACAGGACAAGCCTCCCACCTATGCTAGCTCCGCCTTTCGGTGAGGGGAACTCCGATCGACTCAGATAGGTGATGCCCTCAGAGAACGGGCCATCAGTGGCCACAGCGTTGATGACAACGGATGTCTCCGAGTAGGGGGGAGCCCATGACCGGTCATAAACGGTCGTCACCTGCTTGTCGCGCCCAAGCACAGACAGGTTGTTGTCGCCGCGAGTCCTGCCTCTGAACACCGAAGGGATGTACGCAAGCAGCCCGGTGTCGTTGTTCCCGAAGTAGAGGATGTCGTTCATCTCGGTGAAGAAGAACGTCTCCGCTGGCTCGCTGACCAACAGCCATTGCTGTCTATCGGTGAGGTTTGAGCCTGGGTACTGCTTGTAATAACTGTTGGCCGGGGATTTTTGAATCATCCCCTCCCACCACGTCTCGTAGTGACCGTGCCAGTCGGGCATCTCAAGGCGCGATGTCGATGTCTCTCCGAACTCGGAGGTATGCCGGAAGATGGGCTCTTCCCAGCGGTCCCCGGTGGTTACATCGTAGATGTCTACGATGTAAATGGAGATGAAATGGCTGAGGGTGGAGTTTCGGGTAAACGTCGCTGACGTGTCCGCTGGCCTGTCGCCGCTCCATACGTCCGCAGTGAATACAGACACGATCTGCTCATGGCCAAACGAGGTGGTCATGGCGTACGAGCCAAGGTGCTCTTTGTATCCCCACAGAGGGACTGCCGCCCTAAGCCTTCCGGCTCGCATGGTGGTGTCTAGTTCAACCACCTGCCCGAAGCCACGCCGCACCTCCCACGAGTTCCTGCGGTACAGCATGTTGAGGGCGAACGCACCCTTGGTCGGGGAGTCTGCCCGGATGCCATCACCAAGCAGTTCGACCTCTTGCCCTCTTACCGCCATGACGCTCTCCTAGATATACAGTTCTCTGGAGGTAACATCCTGCACGTACTGAGCGCCTGCCGCCGTTCGGTTGTTGAGGTACTTCTCAAGGGCTCGCTCGCGCTCTGCGATGCGGCCTTGGGGCCCAACAAGGGCCACGTTCTCTGCGGCGTCCATCACCGCGTACTGCTTGCAGGCGTACAGGGCGATTAGATCGTGGAAGTCTGCAAGTTCATCAGGGACCAGCGTGCCATCGTAGGCCGGGGGGCCGGTGGTGGCCGTGTCCCAGATGATGTCGTTGCGTACGGGAACGTAACTAAGCGTGACCTGCTTGGTCATCTTGTTGGAGAAGAAGATCTGCGTCCCCTTCAGGTAGTAGCTGTTGAACCCAGATGTCAGGGAGTTGAACGCAGCAGTGGGCGAGAAGATCGTCGATGGGTTGCCCGTCACCGAGTCCATCAGTGTCAGCGACAAAAGGTTCGATAGCCTGCGCCCAGAGGTCGCCGTCTGGCCAGCCAACACATTGCCGCTATCAGATGCCGCTGTTAGATCAATCACGTTTGACGACGAAAGGGTGTACGTGTCCGTGATGGCCAGGATGCTCGCATCGAACTCGCACACCTTCTGCCTGAACTCTGGGTACGCGATGTTCATGATGTTGCCCACCATGCTGGTAGACAAAAACGTCTGGTCGGGCTCATCCGCATACGTGCGGAATGTCCCGATGATCTGGTCAACCGTCGCCATCAGACACCCCCTCTTGAGCCCGGAGCCCTGCTTACGTTGCCCTCCAAGCCTTGCGTGAGAGCGCCCTCTGCGGCAGCGGCTGTGCCCGCCTGCTGCGCTCTGGCCGCCTGCTCTTGGATGATCTGCTGCTGAGTGTTCGGGGAGTTGGCCGCTGCGATGTTGCGCCCAATGGCACCCCGGTCACCACCGGCAGCCCTTGGGAACACCTTGTTGGCCATCATAGCCGTCTCGTAGTCCTCAACCGGAGCGCCCGCTGTGGCGATAGAGACCAGAACATCTCTGATGTATTCCTGGCGCTCCTCCTCCATCTCGTAGAACTCGCCAGTCTTGATGAAGTCATCAAAGACCTGCTTGGCAGCCACAAGGTCATCATGGAGGAAGATCTCAATGTTCATGCCGGCCCTAGCCGCATCGAGAAGGTCGCGAGCATGAGCGATGCCTCGCACCTTCTTAGAGATGAAGGCGTTGCCCGTGCGGAAACTCAACTCGTTCAGCGCGGTCTCGTTGTCGATCAACCCACGCTCAAGCAGTTCCATGACCTTGGCGTCTCGGTCTTGGGCCTCGTCCTTGAACAACGAGCCCGCCTCGATGAACACCTCTGGGGTGTCCACGATGCTGGTGGACGCAATGCTCTCGAAGCTGACAGCGCCGTACTCATCCAGCATACCCATCATCTTGGGCATGCTGTAGTAGACCTTCATGTATTCAAGAACGCATGTGGCCATGGCTTTCACGCCGCGCTCAATCTGCTGCTGTGTGATCTGAAGCTGGCTCGTGTCCTGCTGAGTAAGGACCTGCATCGCCTTGCCAGAACTCACGCCCACCGCTCGCTTGCCGAGGGTGACAGAGTGGATGCCTGACACGTCGCTCATCTCGCCCTGGATACGCATGACGTTATCCATGACGTACGCGGGCATGGCGGCTGCTGCCACCTGCTGTGGCGCACCACCTGCGGGGTTGTAGTAGATCTTCTCACCGGGGCGGCTGGTGATGGACTGCTGGTTAATCCCAGAGGTCTTCGGCACCAGCCACTTGGGGTTGCCCATCAGTTCCACGTTGTGGATGATCTGACTACGAGCCTTGTTGTAGAGCAGTTGGAGGTCCAGCAGAGGCGCAAGAAGACTCAGGCCCCACAGCCTGCGGTTGACCTCGGTGTACCGGATGATCTGCACAGGGAAGGTGGAGATTGGAATCTCGTCTTCCTTGAAGAGGTACGTGTTCCCAATCACAATCGCGTGCTTGCCATCGCGCCAGTAGACCTCGAACACCGAGATCCGGTCTTTGGGCGGCTCGTTGGTGGTGCCCGTACTCACGGTGCCGTAGTCACTGCTCATCTCGTCAGCGCCAGCGGCCTCGATGATCTCCTCTTTGTCAGGGTACGCCTTCTTCAGGTTGTACTTGCTGACGTAGGTGCGGAGAGCAACCCAAGAGCTATCTTCAGGGCTGATTACACCCTTCTCGAAGAAGATGTCATACGGACCCACAGCCTCGGTCCTAACGCAGTCGCGGTCTGGGTCGTAGAACGTGTGAAGCGCGCAGGTGCCGCACTCCACAAGCCACTTGATGGCCGTCTCAAGCGTGTACTTGACGTTGTCGTTATGCCAGTAATACCGGAGGGCAAGCTCGGAACTCTTGGCCTTCTCGATGTCCTCGCTGGACGGAGAGGCGGGCAGTACAACGACCGAGGGGTAGGAAAGGGCCAGGCGCGACGTGATGTTCCTCGTGATGTTGAGGAGCAGATTAACTGTAACCCTGGTTTGTGCATCTGACCCCATCCTCGACGTAACGAAGCCATCAAGCCGCTTGTCGAACGAGAGCCACTGGCGGCCCTCCAAGAACTTGAGGGACATATCCCACAAGCGCCGCTCGCTGGTCTTCTCGGTGTAGGACTCCCGAAGAAGGCCCTTGATGTTTGTGGGAAACTTCTCAGGCATGGCTTCCTAGAGGAAAGGGGCGACCTTGGATGCGAGGTCAATCGCGCCCATGAGTTGGGGCGAGAACATTTCCTTACGGGCAAAGGAGAGGTTGTCGGCCCCTCCCCCTCCCACCATCTGCTGGGCTGCTGCTTGGCGTGCAGCGCCCCCGCCAGCGGGTGAGCCGCCAAACGACTGCATCATCTTCTGAAGCAGTGTCGGGTCAATCCCGCCGTACTTGCCACCGGAGGAGGGGGCGGGCGTGGCAGCCCCAGCGGCTGCCGGGTTCTGCAAACCCTGGCCAAGAAACGAGCCCGCAAGGGCTGATGGGTCTAGGCTAAATCCGGCCATCACAGTCCTCCGTAGATCTGATCCATCGCTGGATACTCAGTGGTCTTCGCGGCTTCTAGTTCGTCATGAAGCCTCTTATCTCTCTGCTCCTTTTGGATAAGGAGCCAGAGATAAAACCCAAGTAGGGCCATGACGGATGCTCCCGTGACTAAGCACAAGCCGACGAGAGCATCCATCATGACGAACTCCTACTAGACGGTCAGGGTCAGACCCACCAGCATGCCGTTCTGGTTCGGGTGCGTACAAACGGTATTGTAGTACCACTTGTAGAACCCTTCCCAGGCGTCGATGCCGTTGGCCCGCAAGATCTCCGTGCCGTCGAGGTCCGCGAAGCCGTGACCCTGAAGCTCAAGGAGCTTCCAAGTGTTGGACTTCATGAAGACCATGCCGCCGTTGTCCACCTGACGTGCCGTCTTGATGGGAACCCCGCCGTAGGACAGGCCGGAGAATCCACCGTCGAGCTTGGACGCCCGCTCACCGCTCACGTTCTGAACGGTGTTAGAGGTTCCCGCCGTCAGTTGGAACAGGGAGCCGTAGAGTTGCCGCTGGAGAGGGGACATCAGGATCATGTCAGGCTCTTCGCCGGAGGCGAGGCTGATCTGATCGAAGATGTTCTGAATCCGAGGCAGCGACACGTTGGCTCGATCATGGTTACCGGCACTGGCCTGAGACAGAACGGCGGAAGAGCGCAGGGTGTTCTCGCCCGTAGCCGTCGCCGTTCGGTCGATGCCGAAGTGGGTCGGGTTGGCGAGGTTGCCGTAGATGCCCTCTGGCTCAGGGTTGAGCAGGTTGTCTGCGGCGGTCGTCGCCCCAGCCGCACTCTGGGCGTCTGCGATTCGGACAGCGCAAGGAACGCCAGCAGGGAGGCCCGTGAGGTCCAGATCGTTGGGAGCAGCGTTCCGCATCGTGAACGAGCGCGTAGCAACGTCAATCGGAGTACCAGCAGCCGCGATGTCACCGAAGGCGTTCGCGCCGCCCCATGTGGCGATCGTGGCGTAGGTGTCCATGCGGATGAACTCGATCCTGAGATCGTTACCCGTCGCGGCCACAGCAGCCCGCACCGTCTCCAACTTCTCGATGTCGCCAGTGAACTCGTAGGTACGAGGGTTGGCGTTCTTGTTCTCGTGCTCGTTGACGAAGCCGAGAACTCGACCACCAGACACGCAGCGACGATCGGAGGCGTTACGGAAGTCCGTGACCAGACGCTTCATCTCAGCGTCCATCCAGCCGACGAAGGAACCGACGCCGCCCTTGGCAGCAGCGGCGGTCGCGGGACCGGTGATCTGGAACGTGCCGTACTGGAACCGAGCGTTGACCTGAAGCCGCAGGTAGCCCTGCGAGCCAGCGACCGGAAGCGCGGTGACGCCGCCAACGGTGCCAGCCTCGTCGAGGTACTGAACACCCGTGTTGCGGGCGGTGTGAACTGGGATGATGGCGACCCGACCGTTCCAATCAACGGTCGTCTTCTCCATCAACTCAAGGACCATCATTTCGTTGTTAAGCTGGTCCTGAACGGGACCGATGTAGAATTCCTTCAGGATATTCTGAAGGGTGGTCTGTGTAGCTACCATTTTAGGTTTCTCCTATTACGCAAAGGGGTTGCCGCCCTTAAGGAACGCCCGGAGAGCTTCGCTCCCCTCTTTGACGTTCTTGGGCTTCGCCGCCTCGCTAGAGACCGGGGCTTCCACAGCACCTGACTTGGCTGGCCTTGGGGCCGCAGCGGGCTTGGCCGCAGCGGGGTTGTCTTTGAGGTAGCGAGAGATCGCCTCCTCCTCGACTTGAGCCATCCATGCACTGTACTGCTCGGCCACGTTCTCCGCTGAGAGCGACGGGTTCTGAGCAACAGCCTGCAAGATTACATCGCGAGTCGCCGACGGATACTTCTGAATCGCAGCGCCCACCTCGGCCTCAAGAGACTGACGCGCCAATGCGACCTCAGTCTCGTGGAGCCGTGCGCTGAGTTGCTGGAGAGCCGGATCTACCGACTTCTGTGCAGTGGGCTCATCTTCGCCCAGCAACTCTTTTAGCCACGCTTCATCGTCATCAGCCTTCGGCTGCGGTGCAGCTTGCGCTGGAGCAGGTTGAGATGCATGACGCTGCGCCTGTTCACGGAGTTGTTCGAGTTGAGCCTTCAACTCTGCCGTCTCCGTCTTGAACTGGTTGCGCGCCTCAATCACCTCTTTGAACCGCGTATACGGGACGCGGTGACCCGGTTGAACCTCTTCTTCCTCAGCCTGGCTGTCACTGGCTTCGGTCTTCTGAGGCTCAGCTTCTGCTCCACCCTCCGCTTCTACCTTTACGTCCCCTGCGGTGTCGGACGAACTGGCGGGCTCGGCTTCCTCAACAGGCGCTGCCTCGGCTGGCTCCTCTGCGGGAGCAGCCTCCTGAGCGGGCTCTTCTGCCTGGAGAGTCTCCTCGCCAAGCATCATCCCCCGCATCTTCTCAGCATCGCCTTCTTGTAGAAAACCCATGTCCCCTCCACCGTTTAACGCCCGGTACGGCGATCATCATGCGCTACGTCAAGCAGCGAGCCTTGGTTGTAAGGCGTGCCCCAACGGTCAGAGTTCTCTTTACCGAAGTGGTCGGAGTATACCTTGCCCGTTGTCCGCTCAAACTGCAAGAGTTCGGCAAAAGTGGAGGGCTTCTTGGCTAAAGACTCCTGCTTCATGGGCTCGATCTGATCAAAACCCATCAGCGCCAACGCATAAGCGAACACCATGTCATCGTGTTTCTTCGACGACGCCTCCGGCTTGCCCTTATCGTTGTAGATAAATGTGTTCACCTCACACTTCATGCGCTCATCTTCAATGGCCAGCCAGCCCTTGGAGACGTACTCATGAAGCCTAGCCAGCATAACTGGCCTGGTGTTCTGGTTGGTGTTGAAGCCAACTCGCTCAAGCCACCTGTCAGCGAGCTTGTCGTACTGGGTTCTCCTGAATATGTAGGCCCACTCATGAGCCATGAGGTATTCGAGGATGCTGAGGCCATACGTGTTGGACTCCACAACGCACAGGGCGTTCCACTTCTTGGCCTCTCTCAGCAACACGTCGCCAAACTCAGACGGGGGTATCCGCTGATAGTACGTGGCGACCACAACCGGCTTCTTCTTCTCGGTGACATCCATCACGCAGAACGCCGAGTAGTCTCCGCTGGGTGAGCCTGACGCCACATCAACCCCTATGGTGTAAACGTGATAGGGGATGGGCTCGCTCTGTATGTACTCACGCCGGCCAGAGTTGGCCACTGCGTGGGGGAAGATGACCGGGAAATACCGCTCACCGCTGGTGATGAAGGCGTGCTCTGCGTCGAGCGGGTACTCTTGGAGGAAGATGTTCCAGTTAGCAGCACACTTCGTTTGATAAGTCAGGTGCGCCCAATTGTACTGTGCTTCCGTGAGGTTATACCTCTCTGCGTACTTCTGGACCTTGGGGATTGCGGCCTTGGGCTGCGCTGGCGAAATATAATTGGGATCTTTCGTCCAGCCGTAGAAGATCTTGGTAAAGCCACTGTCCTCGATCCACATCCGGTGGGCGTCGTTGATGCCGTTAGCGGTGGTTTCAAGGACAATCTCAGCACCAGGGCCAGCGGTCTGGAAGGCAGCCGCAATGGTTCGATCCACATCGTTCCAGAAAGCAAACTCTGAGCAGTGAAGGCTCTGGTACGTCGTTCCGCGAAAGGAGTCGGAGTTTGCCGTCGCAACGCGGATCAGTCCACCATGAAAGAACACCAACTCCCTGACGTTCGACTTCTGAGTAGGGAACTTCAGGAAGTTAGGCAGGAGTTCATACGCTCTTTTGTAGATCTCAAAAATGACCTGAGCGCTCTCGGCGCTGTGCGCGATGACACACACCCGGAAGTTCGGGATGAACATCGCCTTCCACAGGTTCCGCATCGCGATGGCCGTCGTCATGCCAAGCTGACGAGCCTTCAGGATGTAGACCCAGCGGTAGTCCTCGACAGAGTCGTAGAACTCTGCCTGCGCGGGCTTGGGATCGAAGTACACCGATCGCCCGCGCTTATCTACAATCTTCAGGTGCTTGCAGAACTCACTGAAGTTCTTGGCGCAGGCGGCGATGCGCTTGGCATCGGCACCAGATGACATCAGTGAACGCTATCCTCTTCGGAGTCCCGATGCTCCGCAGCCTTGCCCAAGATGCGCCCAATGTCCTCTGGAGAAAGCTCGCTGCTCTTCAGGGCATCGGTCTTGGCTTTGGTGAACTCGATGTCCGCTTGCAGCTTCTCTTGAGCCAGGGCATCCATCCTGCTGCGATGGGACGCCGAGGATCGAGACGACGCGCGGAACTCATCACGGGTGCGCTCCAAGATCCAAGCAGCAGCGCGCCAGTCTTTCTGAGAGTGGAACTTGATCTGCTCAACCAGATTCGTCGTCCCAACAGCCTCAGCCCTCTCGACATCAGCAGCGAACTCAGCCTTCGCCTCATCCCTCAGCCACTTACTCAGAGTCGGAAGGCTGATGCCCGCCCTCTTGCACACAGAGGTGCGAGTATGGCCAGCCTCAAGGCCCTTGATGATCACCTTGGTGACACCAATGCAGAACTTGCTAGACATTAAACCCTCCCGCGACCAGTGAAACGCTTCAGAGCAGCAGACCGCTCCGCAGGCTTGGAATGCTCGGCCAGGCAGGTGTGAAAGGCCGAGAGGAAGTCAGTCACGTTGATCCCAAAGCGCACCTTATCGAAATGGCGCTTGTTGGAATTCACCGGATTGTCCTCCATCTTCTTGCTCATCGTCAGCAGAACCTTCCGGCAGACGCGGTGCTTCGGGGCCAACTCCTTGTCACGGTACGGGGCCAGCTTGATCAAAGCATCCTGAATAAACCCTATCGTGATGTGGCGCGTCGTCTTGACGTTCAGGTCCTCGTCCATGTTCATGGGGTTGTAGAAGAGCATATCAACGCTCTTCTTCACCTCGCCCAAGGTCTCCGCGAGCATCCCCTCAACAATGTCTTTGGGGAAAAGCGGAGACGCTACGCCTACTACATCGCTCATGCGCCGTACCGCTTGAGCATGTTGACGACGCCAAGGATGCCCACAACGCGCTCCTGCTGGCGAAGTTGCTGCATGATCGCAACCAGCAGCTTGCCGTCATCGCCCACGTAGGTAACAAGGCGGTTGGCGAAATCAATGATGTCGGCAGGGGCCTCGCCCTCAGTGAGCTTCAGCACCTCAACCGGGCGACCCACCTTCTTCGGAGCCTCCTCGCTCTTGGCCGGGGCCTTCTTCTTGGCAGGAGCCTTCTTCGTTTCGGTCTTCTTGGTGGCCATAGAGTCTAATCTCCCTGGGCTTTGGCAAGCGCCCTAGCTCGTTTGAGAACGATACGTGCGAACAATCTTGATCGTCTGTAGCACTCATTACCGCTATTCCAATGACATAGGGCCTTGGCCCAGTTCTTATACTTTGTACGGTATCTTCTCAGCGCAGACAAGCCCGCAGCCACCAAGTCGCACCCCTCGGCGCTGCGATTTGGACAATGGTAACGCGGCAGGACTTGTAAAGGGCCAAGAGCCCCGACCGAACTCTCGGCCTCCGGGTTGAACCTGCTCTCTGTGTAGGACAAAGCGACGGCGATATGGGGTGGCAGGCCACCCTCCATGGCCCCAACTCCAACCTCCATGCAAGTCCTGAACGCACGCTCAGGGGGCTTTGAAGGCTGCCAACCCATAGCATGCATGCACAGGGTGCTGACAACGAACCACTCGGTCATTTCTTTAGATCCTCTTCGGTGATGGCTCGCCGGAACTCTGTCTCCTGGCCATCTTTGAAGTCCGTTGTGTCCTGCACCCTCGGCACCTGACCGCGCTGCTTGGTCACAGGGGGAGCCTTTTTACGCATCATCCGCTGCGCCAAGCCCACCGCCTCAGTGGTCAGAGACCCCGACCCAATACCCAGGACAACGCCCATCGTTGGGTTTTCGGGGATCATCAACCAACCAAAACCAGCACCAGATACCACAGATACCACCCTCAACAACGTACCCCGCCACCACGGCTTTTCGCCTGTTCGCTCAATGACGCCTTGCTGAATCGCCTTCTTGGCTGTCTCGGTGATCGCACCAGCAGCAAGAGCGCTGATGGCGATAACCATCGCGATTCCTTCCCATGTCAGGCCCTCAATCAATAGCCTTTCTCCTAGCGAACTCGGCTAGGAGCATAGCATCAGCGGTCGCATGAACCACCTTTTCGCCAGGAAATAAACGCTGGGCAGCGGCCTTGGTCACGTTCTTGTCACCCTTGGACAAACACCCCATAGCTCGCTGCCATGTGCCCGGAGGAACGGTCTCAAACCGCACCCGGTGGCACACCAACAAACCACGGCAGAAGCCATACGAGGTGCCAAACTTGAACGTAGACGCCACCCCCTGCCTCGGCATCGATGACACCTTCTCAAGAATCGCCGCCTGAGTGTGCTCTCTGCACTCCTCAATGAAATCAGAGATGTCATGCTCAGTCTCAGACAGCCTGATGCCGTCTATGAACTGGCCCTTGTGGTCAATAACCACGATAGCCCCGGAGTATCCGGGGTCGATTCCCATGTAGAGCTTCATTTAAATATCCTCAAACCGCATGTTGCGCCCGTTCCAACGAATATCGGTCACCGACAGGTCCTGTTGAGGGCCATGGCGGAACTTATCCATGCCCAACTCAGCAGCAGCGCGGGACGCCTCTGGAGAGACCTTGAAAGGCAGCCAAGGCACCAAGGCCAAGTCGCAATCGTCCTCGATAGACCCAGAACCCTTGGCGTGAAGGACCTTCGGGCGCTTCTGGTCCCGCTTCGCAGCCAGCGTAGGCTGGGACAAGACCACCGTCGTACAGTCAAGCTCAATAGCCAGGTGCTTCAAGCCCTTGGAGTTCGTCGCGATGTCCTCTTCAGCGGTCGAATCCTTCCGAGAAGAGCCAGACTTCATCAACTGGAGGTAGTCAACGACAACCAGGCCAACGCGACCGTACTCAGACTTCATCTGACGCGCCACTCGGCGGATATCAGACACCGAGCCGTACTCAGAGCCAATGACCTTGATGGGCAAAGGCTTCACGGTGTTCGCCCCATGGGCAAAACGGCTGAACTCATCGGGAGTAAGCCCAGGTCGGTCGTGGACATGGACAGGAACACCGCTGATAGCGGCGATCATGCGCCCATAAACCTCCTTGGACTGCATCTCAAGGCTGCAAATGAGGACAGGATGGCCCGCACGAGCAGCAGTAAGAGCCACATTGTTCACCGCAAACGCCGTCTTCCCATGACCAGCAGCCGAAAGGACCACAACCTGCCAACCTGTCTTGAAACCACCACCAAGATGGTCGTCAAGACAGCGAACACCAGTCGGTATCCGGGTCTCAACCAACTCGCCAGACTGAACCATCTTGACGTAATCAACGTATTCAGACACTCCAGAACTCGCGTCTAAGCCCTCTTTGGCCCCTATGACGGCCTCCACCTTGCCTAGCTCTTGTTGAGCGCGGCTGAGGGCCTCTGAGGGCTCGCTGGAGCCATATCCCAGTAGTGACACGGACTGTCCTGCTTCGATGAGCCTACGTTTTGCAGAGTACGCTCTGACTCTGTGTACGTAGTCTTCGATGTTCTCTGAGGTTCCGCTTTTGTCGAGGACCTCACCTAGTGTCCTTGTTCCTCCGCTCTTTTCCCAGTCACCTCGTTTGGTGAGTTCGTCTCTGATGGTGACTTCATCGACGGGCCTTCCTTCTTTCCCGAGTGCGAAGATCGCCTCGGTAAGAAGACGGTGTCGGTCAAAGTACATGTCGTTAGGCCGGAGGCCCAACTCGATAACGACACCAACTAGAGACGGGCGAACAAGAACGCTACCCAGTATCTCGCGCTCTATCTCCTCTGAATGAGGCAACGACTCAACCACAACGACACCTTCCCTCGCGCGAGCGCGCGTCTAAAATTACTCTTAGTAAATGTACCCCCTACACCCCCCCCTAAAGGGGGGTGTGGGGGTTACTGTTTTTAAGGTCATCATCGACCACGTATAGGTCTAGCTCTGAGACACCGAGAGATCTGGCCAAACGAACCAACGTCCCCAAACGTGGCTCACGCAAATTCCTCTCAATCCTAGACAGCGCAGGCTGACTCACACCAGACATCAAAGATAAACCAGGCTGACTAATGCCAAAACTCTCCCGAACCTCGCGAACACACATCCGTATACGCATCTCAACCTCCAATAAAACCATACTTACCATGCCAATCAGCATGGGTCAACGGCTAACTTCAAATTTTTGGCCGCAGCTTTTGGGTACAACCCCCGCGCTCGGCTTTTCCCAAACTCGTTTCCCTACCGACCGGTCGGTTAATCAACCACTGAACGCATGCCCACTACTGAACGGACGTACACCAGTTCATCAGCACCCCATGTGTAGAAATAATCCACACCATATATGGCACCATACGTCCCCAATCGACCCACTCGCGCAAGCGTGAAACCTAGGGGGCGGGGGGCATGGGGCCCTAACCCACCAGAATCACTACCCTTTCACCGTCACACACAACATATAGTATGCAATACTTGCGGACAACACAAGATATAGTGGTTACACATGACCCCACTACTAGGGTCAACTGACCCCACTACCCTAACACTATAGAATCACTACCTTTTCACTAATATCCTGAACACATGTCTAGTGGTCAACTGACCCCACTTGACCCCATTCCTCCATACTGTACACACATTCAGTATTATCTCCTAACATATTGATTAGTAAGGAATAACAGTTTTTGGCATGGGGTATGCAGTGTCCTAATATCGCCGGGCAGATGGTCTGCCTGGATTGGCCGGGAGTACCCACGGACAAAGATTCAAGGACCCAACGGAAGCAAGCCATAGCACCCCACCCATTAGGGCAGCCGGAAGGCACGTATAAAGCATGGCACGCGTACCGCCTTGAGTCTTTGCCCGTGGGCACTCCCACTAACTGAGAGAGAGAAATCCGTAATCCCACGGACGTGGGTACCATTGACACCGACAATTAGGAGGAAACCATGGGATGGGGTGAAGCCCGCGACTCCCAACTCAGCGAGGAACAAATCGCTGCGGTTAGGGCACGAGCTAACAGGAAACAATCCCGGGGCTATTTCTCCCGTAAGACGCCACTCACGGCTCGCGAACAAGCCCTCCAAGATAGGGCTAAAGCGCGAATCGCTGAGGAGCGAAAACGGGAGCGGGCAGAAGCTAAAGCTAGCAAGCGGAAGCGGAAGCCCAAAAGCCCTAAGGTCAACAGGCTGAAGCCCTCAGCCTACGTGCTCCAGGTAGACGCCAACGGCAACGCAACGAAAGTTGCTCCCGCCGTTCAGTCGCCGGCCAACGGCGGACGTCCCACAAGGGACTGTCAAGGCCACCTGGACGCGAGACCCAAGGGGGGAATCGTTCCCGCTTGGATGGTCAAAGCCATCCAGGGCATGAGCGAGACCCCAGGAGACGCGAAGAAAGCCGTACCCGTTCAGGCTAGAAAGCCTGTCAAGGTGCGGGCGAAACGCGCCAAGCAGAAGCGGAAGAAGGCCAGACGAAACCACTGGTAGACGCAACGGGGACCCTTTGGGGGGTCCCCTTGCCCCTTGTGAGCATGAGCACGGCGCTCGTGTCCACAAGGGGCAAACCATAGGAGGTGAGACGATGCCTGGACAGTTTACGTTCAACCCGCCCGATGACGACGCGCCACAGTGTATGGCGGAGCCATCGAGCATTTATGAGGCAATCGAAGAATTCGACGCCTGGGAGGATGACGCCTTCCAAGTGACGGACAACGCGACGGCCAGCGCACGCTAGACCGTGCCTCTGTAGCCCATCCAATGAGCGGGATGGACTACAGGGATGCGAGCTATCAACAAAAGGGAGGCAAGCTATGGTGAGACGATTTGTGTCGAATGACTTTGTGAACGTGCCCAACATGTTTCGTTGGTGCATGAGCATGAAGGCGAGTTCAATCGAGCCCAGCGCACGAGACGTTGGCGCTCGGATGTTCATGCTCGCTGCCCTGTTCCCTACCCTGACGGGTCTGGAAATCAAGGACGTGGCAGAGGGCACGTTGGTCCCTGACCTCGATTACGACGAGGAGACCGCAACCTTTACTCTGGACGGTTGAACGTCCTGGCAATGGGGACCCTTGAGGGGTCCCCTTGCCCTTTTGACAATCAAGTATGAGTCCCGTGCGGCTGGTTCAGGCTCTGATAGTTAACAGCTATCACCCTAGCCAGTCGAAGGTTCCCATCCCGGTCGCGAACGGGGCGGACAAAACGTCATGCGGGAGCATGGCGTCGGACAGAAGCCCAACGGGTTGCATCCACAACCCAAGTGGTTCACGGGGCTCATATTTGACTGCCAAAAGGGAGAGCTATGACAGATGAACGATTCGTTCTGATGGCTCCATTGTCTGACCATGGCTTCACGTATGTAGCGAGCATACCTAACGAGGCCGCTGAGACGATGGTGCGAGCAAGCCCCTACATGGAGGCCGCCGAGCGGCGAGGGGGCTTCGTCCACAACGGGAGGCTGTACGGAAAGGTTGGGTTGCGTCTGACCCTTCCGTCGTCGCCCATTGAACTGTGGCTCTACAACGACGGAAACCACTGCTTGATTACACCTGAATAGGAGGGCGGGCTATGACATGGGTTGACATTCTTGAGAGTCACCGCAAGGGGCAGGAAGTCTTGGAAAGGTTTCTTCGCAAGGAACTCTCAAAGGCTGACGATGCTCTGGTCAAGGCGCTCGTCAGGTGCCGGGAGTTGAGGAGAGAGAACGAAGCGCTGCGGCGCTTGAACGAAAAACTGCGGAAGGAGGAGGGGTGACGATGAGTAAATCAGTGACAGCGGTCGAGGCGTCCAAGAATCGCAAGACCGGCCCCTGTAGCGCAACCTATTCGGGACAGGTGACATGTCCCCCTGACTGCCCTTTGATGGGCGAGGGGTGCTACGCAGAAGCCGGGAGGGTGGGCATCACCACGCGGCGGCTCAATGACGGAGGCGGGGATGCTATCGAGGTTGCCCACGAGGAGGCCGCCGCGATTGACACCCTGTCCGGTCTACTAGACTTGCGTCTGCATGTGGTGGGTGACTGCGCTACCGACGAGGCCGCGCGCATCGTGTCTGGTGCGGCGGAGCGATTCGAGAAGCGGGCTCGGCATACGGACGTATGGACATACACCCACGCCTGGAGGGGCGTGAAGCGGGAGTCATGGGGAGGCGTGAGCGTGTTGGCCTCATGCCACAGCGAGACGCAGGTCCACGAGGCTATGGACAAGGGCTACGCAACCTGCATGACCGTCGAGGAGATGCCTGAGAAGGCGTACAAGCGGGACGGGGTGACCTACATCCCGTGCCTAGAGCAGACGAGGGACACGCCGTGTGTCCAGTGCAGGCTCTGCTTCAAGGACAAGGTGTTGAGGAGGAAGAAGTTGGTGGTGCTGTTTGCGCTGCACACCTCCAAGAAGAAGGCAACTGCGGCGCTGAGGAGAGGTGAGTGATGACAAACGCAACACACGAGGAGGAAAGGTAATGGGACAACACGTTATACCAAGCGTGCCGCTGATGAGCGGCGAACCAGAGAAGCCCTACCTATGCTGGGGAGGGCAGGGAAACCAGTTGCCCAACCACAACGAAATCACGGTGGCGTGGGGGGCGCGGGCCATCGTGAACAACCATACCCTGGACATTGTTTGGGACAGGAAAAGCCTATACAGCGCGGAGATGGTGCGGGATTTCCTGAACGGGGCTGACAACAACGCAGACCCGGAACTGCTACCCATGTCTCTGAACTACTTTGCGCCGGACAAGGGCAAGCCGACCCCGCCGAGGCTCAACGACTGCCCCCATGTCCAGGGGTTCGTCCGCCTCATGGACCACTGCGGCTACCTTGACCTAATCAAGGAGCGGTTCCGGTGCATGAGCTATCACGGGCAGATTCGGCAGAACGATGACGTCCATACGCTCTGGGACAGCGGACCCCTGTGCGTCGTTGGCAGTACCCTTGCGAGCCACGGGTACTTCTACATGACGGCGTTTATTCGCCGCGCACCGATGCACGTCGGCTTGTGGCAGCCAACTGAGGGCCGGAGGTTCGACAACAGAGACGAGCACGCCACGCAGCCGGTATGGAACAGCGTCAATCCAGTCCCGCCCGTTGGCTCGCAGATTCTGACGAGGCACTCCCACTCCCCTCTGACGGTCCTTGCCCACGTCGTAGACTACTACGGGTATCTGTACTGCGTCGTTGACAGGTCGCTGGAGGAACAGGAGCGGTACGTCGGAACCTGGGCAGACGATAAGTACCCGGCTGACCCGCAGCACCCTGAGCCGGACCCCTCCGACGAGCGGGCATACTATATGGCCGAGGAGAAATGCATGAGGAAGCGCTGGAGCGGCCCGGAAAAGTGCGGGGCTGGGGTCGTCTGGGCCGCCGCTATCGACATCACGGAAATCATCGACCAGAAGGAGGCAGCATAATGAGCAAGGAATACACAGTTGAGATAAGCACCACCGTCTACATGGAGGTGCTGGTGGAGGCAAACAGCGAGGGTGAGGCGCATGACCTCGCCGGGGAGGTGGAGCCCCAAGACTACGGAAACAGTCTGGGTTTCGACTTCGACCACGGCAGCGTCACCTCATGCTGGACGGACGTTGGGTTCAAGGTGCACGGCGTAAGGGAGGGCGAGTGATGAAGGCCGACATGGCTGACACAGCCGACCTGTGGCCCGGCTGCACCCTTCGCAACGGCTACACCGTCCTTCAATTTGACCCAGAGACCCGCATCGTTCTGGCTATGAACCCCGAGGACGCCTACTGCCAGTTCGTTACGTGGGACGTCTACGAGTGCGGAGGCACCATCGGCGGCGACTATCACGTTGGTCTGAGGGCTGCCTTGGATGCTTACGATTCCCGCGTGGCCTCAACATTGAGTATCTGTAGGAGGTGAGTGATGACTTATAGGGAACTGCTTAAAATTATCAGTGAGTTCGACGACGAGCGCATGGACATGAGGGTCGAGGCGTACACTTCTGGCGACTACTACCCCGTGGATGAGGTCTGCGTGGGCACATGGGGTGCCTGGCTGGTGCTAGGCGCGGACCTAGAGGAGGACGAGCGATGCTCCTCATAGACGGCCTGGAGGATGCATTCCTGGGGGTTGCCTATCGGCACGGGACGGATGGACCAATCGCTGTCTACGACAGGGGGTTGTGCATCATCGCCATCATGCGAGACGGCCTGTCTAGGGATGGCGCGGAGGACTGGTTCCAGTTCAACGTAGAGGGCGCTTGGGTTGGCGAGCGCACCCCAATCTTTTTGGAGAGGCAGTCTATCGAAGACGTGGGAGGTGAGTGATGAGCGTTGGTGATCACGTAATGGTCTGGGGCCGGATGCACGGTGTAGTTACTCGTGTGTCTGACAACGGACGGGTGTATGTGGAATGGCATCACCCCTCGGAGCGCGGTGCTCTGCGGGGTTGGTTCGATGCGAGCGAGTTGAGGAGGGCTGAGTGATGCGCTGGAGCCTAGCTGACGTTCTGGAGGATGGGTACGTGATTGAGCGACGGCCCATCTATGACGATGACGTGGGCGACACGGTGCTCAAGTGGTGGGTGTTGCAGTGCGACGAGGTGGTGTTCATCTCCTCGTGCGAGAACTGCTGCCTTGAATACCTCGTGGGTATTTACGGCATCACGGAGAGAGACGACTAGGATTTCAACAAGATAGAGGAGGAGAGCTATGGGGCAGCAAGAAGAGGGCGTTATTAAATTCACAGTGCCTGAGTCGGTGAACGTCGAAAGGGTCAAAGGTCTGCTGTGCTCTGCCTTTGAAGGTGGAAGCAACTACTGGTACATGGACCTCGATGTCCACCAGTGGCCTGACGGCGTGAGCAGCAGGGAGCGCGTCGATGCCCACATCTACGACTGGCACACGGAGGTGCCGGTGGTAGAGGGAGGGGTGCTGTCGCTTGTAGACAAGTACGAGGGCGACGAGCACCTGCTTGACCTGGCGAAGATTACGAAGGGCCTGGCCATCATGCGGGAGAAGTACCCACGGCACTGGTCGAACTTCGCCACGGAGAACGACGATGCGGAGACGGCGGACGTGTTCCTTCAGTGCTGCGTCTTCGATGACATCATCTACGGGTAGACGCGGCTCGTTTTGGTGGCGAACTGGTTGACTTACTATGCCCATCTGGCATAATAAAAAAACCAAGAATAAGGTGAGCCTTGAGGAGGGCTACTATGAGTGATAGTGAGAACCTTAAGCTGTGGCGCAGGGTCGAGAAGACGGACCCTCGTCACACGAAGAAGGTCAATAGTCGCGGAGGGTTCACGGCCATTGATGCACAGTGGCAGGTGTTCGTTGCGACGAAGTTGTGGGGTCCGATGGGCTCTACGTGGGGCGTGCGTGACATGGAGTACGGCTATGTCACGTCGGACGGTGTGATTGCGGAGGCGTACGTGGAGGGTGTGTTCTTCTACCCTGGTGGTACGATTGAGTTGTCATCGGACATGCTTTTCAAGGCTGGCAACGACAGCCGGAAGAAGCTGCGTACTGACATCATCACGAAGGCGTTGAGTCAGTTGGGCTTCTCTGCTGACGTGTTCATGGGCTTGTTCGACGACAACAAGTACGTGCAGGAGCGTCTTCGCGAGGCGATTAACGAGGAGCAGTGGGAGGAGGACCGTGTTGAGTTCTGTCGTACGTTGAGCGCCTTGGGCTTCACGTATCACGAGGTGAAGGTTTGGCTGGAGAGCAACAACAGGCCGGCTCCGTCTGGGATGAAGCGTGAGATTCGAGAGGCTCTGCTGAACTACTTGAGCGATGACCAGAACAGGGAGACTGTTCGCCTGGACATGTCCGGGTTGATTACTTTACAGGAGGATAAGAGAGATGGCGAAGATGAGCTTTAGGGTTACCGAGTCTGACGGTGACGGTGGTGGTGGTGGTGAGCGCAAGGCGCTTCCTGCTGGTGAGTATTTGGCCAGCATCATTGACAGTGAGATCAAGGCCAACAAGAAGGGTACGGGTTCGTACCTGAAGTTGACTTGGTGCATCTCTGGTGGTGAGCACGATGGTCGGTTCGTTTGGGACAACATCACCCACGAGCACACCAACCCGGTGGCTGTGGAGATCGGCAGGAAGAAGCTGGTGAGGCTGGCTCGTGTTCTCGGAGTGACCGAGTGGGAGGACACGATGGAGCTTCACAACAGCTTCTGTCGCATCAAGGTGGACAAGCGGGTGGACCCCACGTACGGCGAGGGGAACGACGTTGTTGGGTACTCGGTGTCCAGGGGCTCTGCTCCTGCCGAGCCTGCTGCCCCTGTCAGTAACAACTTCAACGACGACGACATCCCGTTTTAGGGAAACTAGACACACCCCCCTTTAGGGGGGGGTGTGTCGTGTCTTTTCAAAGGAGAGTAAGATGCCAGTGAACACGCCGGGTAACCCGACGAGGAAGGATCCTAAGAAGATCCAGAGTGTGACGATCTCCCCTGACCTTCTGGACAGGGCGAAGAGGTCTGCTGAGGCGAACATGCGCTCTCTCAGCGCCCAGATTTGCTTCTACGTGCAGGAGGGCCTGAAGCGAGACGCTGCCGCTGAGGATTCCTGAGCGGTGAAAACCCCCAGCCCTGTTTGGGGACAGGGCTGGGGTCAAATGCAACGCACTTGGAAAGGTGAGAGGAGTATACCATGATGACCGATGGTCAGGCCCAGGAAATTATCTCGCTTCTTCGTGAGGTGAGGGACCTAGTCTGGGACATCCGCATCGACAGCCGTCCGTCTAAGCCGAGTCCAGGCTGCAAGGGGTGCGGTCACAGCATACCTGGCGTGAGCCTTGGTCTGTGCGAGGACTGCTATGAGGCCAACAAGTTTTTGTTTCAGGACATGGAGAGAGGTGAGTGATGGGTAGCGATTTCAGGAGGGTGGTCAGCCTAGAGGAGTGGCTGGAGAGGGAGGAGGCTGTGTTCGATTGCCTCCGCCGCACCTACAGGAGCATCGAAGACCACTTCTCTGACCTGACGGGTAGCCCTGAAGAGGGCCGCGATGCGGCAGAGAAGTTCCTCAAGGAGAAGGTGATCGACAGAGTCAGGGTCGGCACGAAGCGGGAGGTGAGTGATGAAGAAGATGCTTGAACTTCAGGAGACCATGGACGACAGGAGCGAAAAGCGCGCGGAACTGGCCGAGAAGGTGAGGCAATGTCAACGCAGCAGGGACAGGATCAAGCCGTGGCCTAGAAACCAGCGGAAGCTGCGATGGCGCAAAAGCGAGGCATTCCGATGGTGGGTGCCAGACCCGGAGCGAGGGCCTCGCAAGGGATCATGGGTGCCGGTCAGCGAGGACGTCTGTGACATGATCCAGTACGACCTGGATGAGGCCAAGCGAGTTCTCGCCGAATTTGATGCCATTTCCGAGGAGGGGTGAGTGATGAAGAAGATGCTTGAGCTTCAGGAGACCATGGACCGGCTGACGTACGACATGCTCCATGAGTCTGACCCTGAGAGGGCCGCTGAGTTGCGGGAGGAGTTGATCTCCACCCTCGGTGCGATTGAGGACAAGGCAGCCGCCTATCTCCATGTGATGGACAGGCATGACATTGAGATCGAGGCAGCCAAGTCCTACGCCGAGGGCCACATGAAGAGGGCCAAGCGCATGGAGTCTCAGCGTGAGTTCATGAAGAACGTGCTGATGGGCGTCATGCAGCGCAGGTACGAGCAGCATGGAGAGCTTGAGATGCGCGCCCGCGGAGGTAGGTGGATCAAGTTCAACCCCGCCAAGCGTGGCGACACCCTGGTCATCAACGAGGATGACCTGCCAGAGGATTGGTTCAGGGTGAGTCGATCGCCACGCAAGGCAGACATCCGCGCCGCCCTCAAGGAAGGCAAGGAGATTCCGGGGGTGGTGCTCGAAGAGAAGACAACAACGGCTATCACATGGGGGAAGAGATGAGCGAAGAGACCGACAACAAGACCAAAGAGCCAGCACCTGGGCTTACAGATAAACAGCAAGAGGACCTGGCGGCCCTCCTTCTTGATGATCAACAGCGCCATGAACTGGCTCTCATCGCGGAGAACGGCCATGAGATTCTCAACATCATCCATGAGTGGATTCGAGACAGGCAGCGCAAGTCTGGGGTGGCCATGAAGGCTGAGTTCGACTACCCACTACGCCACTCACACGCCTTGACCTCTTGGCTGTATGCGCTGGGTGAGATCGCCACAGGTGGCGACAGCGGCATCTGCCCTGAGTGCGAGCTACTGGACGACCACGCGGAGGGGTGCAGCGTTGACTGGGAGTTGAACCGTGAGGCGATGGAGTCCAGCGGTCCCAAGCATTTTGATCCGAAGGACGGGTCCGCATGGTAGGTTCATTGTGGAGCCCTGCCTCCACTAAAACGCCTGTCAGCAGGGAAGGGCAGGCAAGTTCAGCGAAGCGAATCGTTGCTTAGTTGGGCGGCAACAGCCTCCCCTTGTTCAGCGACTGGTACTCCATCATCCCTGCCTT